TAACGCAAGAACAAAAAATTCTGGAGGCATTAGGTGTACCTCCGATATTACTTAATTCAGGTAATAACGCAAATATAGCACCTAACCAAAAACTTTTATACACAAATACTGTACTACCAATAATACATAGAATAGAAACAAGTTTTGAACTTTATTTTGGCTTTGATCTAAAACCAGTTATAGCTGATGTTATAGCTCTAAGACCGGAACTAAAAGACGAAGCAAATTACTATTCAGTATTGGTAAATGCAGGTATAATGACTCGTAATGAGGCTAGGAAAAAGTTACGCTTGGAAGAATATACAGGTGATCCAGACGTAGCAGATGCATTGATATTGCCAGCTAACATAGCAGGTAGTGCACAAGATTCTAGTGTAGGTGGTAGACCTACGGAAAATACAGAGGAATAAAATGTCAAAAACAATAATTGATATTCCTATTGACTTTACAATTAAAGCTGTAGATGATAATGACGAAGTTCTTCAAATTGAAGGGTTTGCCAATACTACTACAGTGGATAGAGTTGGGGATATAATTTTAGAAGAAGCTTGGACAAAAGGCGGCTTGGACAATTATCTAAAAAATCCTATTATTTTAGCATACCATAATCATTCTAGACCAATTGGTAAGATGGTTAACTATGCAGTAAATAATAAGGGATTACAGATAACGGCCGAGATAATCAAGTCTGCTGGAGAAGTTTATTCTTTAATTAAGTCAGGAGTCCTGAAAACATTTTCTGTCGGTTTTAGAACCACAGAGGCGGACTATGATACGGATACAGATTTATTCGTAATTAAGGACCTAGAATTAATGGAAGTTTCTGTTGTTAGCATTCCAGCTAATGCGGACTCCATCTTTTCTGTCAAAAAGTCTTTTGAAACAGATGAAGAATACACTTCATTCAAAGCTGAGTTCATTGTAGACACTAATACAGCAATAGCTGATAAAGGGTCAAATAATGACTCAGATAAAGAGGAAAAAATAATGCCACAAACACAGGCTGAAATCGAAGCAGACCTACGCGCTAAGATTGAAAAAGAAATAACTGATGAAGCTGCTCGCAAAGCAGACCTTGCGAAAGAAGTAACATCTGTAGTAGAAACACAAATGAAAGGCACAGTTGAGACTGTTACCGATCAAGTTGAAAATCTTAAGAAAGATATTGAAGGTAGACTAACTGACGATTCTAAAACTATGCAAGAAGCTCTAGAAGCTATTCAAGCAGACATTAAAGAATATGCAGAAGAACTTCAAACTCTTAATAAGGCTTCAAAAATGTCTTTTAAAGACAAAAGTAAAGGCACAGATGATCTTGCTGTTTATACAGAAAGTGATATTGATACAGCAATAATTGTATCTAAAGTTCTAGGTCGTCCAATTGCCGATACTAAATTTGGTTTAGATTTGCTTGAAAAGTCTGATGGTCAACATCACACGGCTCTTACTGAAGATTGGGAAGCTAGCTTCTCAATGCGTCTTTGGGATGATATTCGCGAAAAACTGATTGTTGAAAATCTTTTCCGCGTTATCAATATGCCTACAGTTACATTGCATCTACCTCTTAACCCTGAAGCGGGTTATGGTACATGGGTAACCACTGCACAAATGAATGCGGCTACCTCTTCAGGTACAACCAGAATTCATTCACCAGAAGACATTAGTATCACAGCTCATAAGCTTGCTACTAAAGAATTACTTGGTTATGAAGAAGAAGACGATTCTCTTATCGCTCTAGTTCCTTTAATCCGTGATGCTTCTATCCGTAGAATGGCTAAGTCTTCTGACAAAGCACTTCTAATCGGTTCAGCAGGCGTATCAGCGGGTACTGGTGAAGGTTTATATCCTTTCGAAGGAATAGCAGAAATCGGCATTAATGATGCTAATACAACACAGATCGCTGGTACTCTAGCATCTCCAACAGCTGTAGATGTTACCATTCTACAAGCAATGAGACGTTCTATGGGTGTACATGGACATAACCCTAACGATCTTGTTTATGTAGTTAACCATGATGTTTATTATGATCTTCTTGAAGATACTGACTTCCGTACTATGGACTTAGTAGGTGACAAAGCTACTATCCTTACCGGTCAAGTCGGTGCAGTTGCTGGTACTCCAGTTATTGTTTCAGGTGAATTTGAAACAGCAGCAGATACAGCAGCAGCAGTATGTGTAAATATGTCTAACTACCTAAAAGGTGAGTATAAGGGTCTACGCGTAGAACGTGAACGTTCTGTAGAATTCCAAACTAATCTATTGGTTGTTACACGTCGTTTCGGTATGATCGAGCTGTTTCCAGCTAATCCTACTGTTCACACACTTATCAACCCATCTTCATAAGTTGGATTATTACTGGGGCTTCGGCCCCAGTAAGCTTATAATAGGAAAATAAATGGCAAATTTAATAACCATAGATGATTTTAAAACCTACAAAGGAATTAATAGTGAAGAAGATGATCCTACTATAAGCTTATTAATAGGGTCTGTTAGTAATTTTATAAAAGAATATACTGACAGAGCTCTGATTGATTATGCATCTACAGATAAAATAGAATATTTTGATGCTTTATCTTACGGAGAAATGTATCCGGATGAATTCCCTCTTCGATCTGTTACTGAATTAGCTGTATCTATTGACGGTGGAGTTACTTTCACAGTATTGACAGTAAATACGGATTATTTTATAGATACACAAGAAGCTAGAGTAATTAATAACACAGGTAATACAGGGTTTACTACAGGTACTATAGCACATAAAAGTGGTAGATTAACCTATAAAGGGGGCTATGATAAAACACCTCAAGATTTAAAATTGGCGTGTATGGACCTAGTAGAGTATTATAGAAAAGGCGAACACGCTAATAGTATGTCTATGCAAAGTTCAACAGTTACTAATCCAGTATTTGAACTTCCAGGAAGTTATTTACCTCCACATATAAAAAGAGTATTAGATTTATATAGAGTATTATAATGTCTAGAAAAAACGATGATAAACTATTAAAAACTCTAATAAAGAATTTAGAAACGGATTTTAGAGGATTTAGACAAGAAGTATCTAAATATCAATATGTTGTAGATATGACTAGAGTCGATCATGTCACTAGGCGAGTAATAGGAAAAACTTTAAAAAGTAAATACCCTAAGTTAAAAAACTATAAGCAACTAGGAGAAGATTGGACAGGTTCAGTCCCTAATAGTTTTTTAGTATTAACTAGTCCCAACCAGGTAAAAACAGTTAATGATGTTATTAAAAATGCTACTAAAATAGATAATAAAAATAAGTTTGGTGTATCTACTAGTAATACTGCTTTTACTGAAAAGACATTCCAGGGCCCAGCTTCTAGCACTAGACAAGATGCTTTCATACTAGAACGTTCTAGTAAGGCAAAACAAGCCCTGTCTTCTATGGTTACTAAAAAGACTAAAGAATATTTAACTTTGGCGTCTCCTGAATTTACAGCAGAATTTATAGATAAAGTAGGTAGTAGATTAAATAAATATACATTTAACTTTAATCTAGCAGATGAATTATCTAAGAATTTAAAAGACAAATTAGTATCATCAGTTACAGAAACTTTTGATAGAGAGTTAAAAAGTATAAAACCCAAAACAGCATTAAATGATGCTATAGAAGAACGGGTTCATAGATTAGGGGTAGCTTTTGAAACAGGAAAGACTACTAAGGACGTTAAAACAAGAACAAGAACAACTGTAAAAAGTAGTAAAAAAATAAATACAAAAAAAACTTATTACACACAGTTACGTTCTACTTCTGGTAGTTTTATAAGCGCCCCTACTTTACAAACTACTTTAAATATATTATTACATGATATCATACAGTCTGAGTTTATGAAGAGCTCAGGGGCGGCAGTTAATAGAGATTATTTAAGGTACCAAACTGGAAGGTTTGCTAGATCTGCAAGAGTAGATGCAGTAAATTATTCGGGTACGGGAGTCATAGGTATTCAATATGATTATATGACTAATCCTTATGAAACCTTTACTGAAGAAAATGAACATAATGGTCCAGGAAGAAACCCTGAACGTATTATTAGTAGTGCAATTAGAAGTATTTTAATTAGAAGTGTTGGAGAACAATTCCAGGCTATTATAGAGAAGACATAATATGAGTGCAAGAGCGGATATAAAAAGTGCATTAGTCGCAGAATTAAAGTTAATTGATGGCACAGCTCCTTATACTTCTAACTTATATGAAAATGTAAAAGGTAAATTAATCTATTGGAACGAAGTTCCAGATTATCCTTTTGTTTGTGTTACAGTAAATAATGAAGCAAGGGAGTATTTACCCGGAGATTTTAAATGGGGGATACTAAATATACCAATTTGGGTATATTTAAAAACAGACGATTCAGAAAAAGCTTTAGAAGATATTTTTACAGATATAGAGCTTTTAGTTGATAATAATCAAGAGTTACAGTATTCTACTGGTAGTTATACAGA